ATAACGCGTGTTATATGCTGCTTTTCAGTTAGTTACAATTTATTTTCGTTTTTTTTGAAAAATAATTGAATAAAACTATTATAATTCAAAAATAAGTTGTATCTTTACATCATAATAATAACACAAAAACATACAACTATGAACGCAGCAGAAATAACAAAAACAGTAAGTAAGCTAAACAATAGAATAGAATTAGCAAAAATAGATTCATTTTATAAAGCTTCTTTAGGTTTTCAAAGATTAGCCGTATTACCAGTTAGAGTAAGAAAAAATATAAATTTAGCTTGTGTTTTAAAAGGTGAAAACAATGATAATTCAATGAAAGAATTTTTAAACACATTAACCGAACAAGAATTTATTAACTGGCTAAAATTAGCATAATGAAAGGCGGTAAAAGAATCGGTGCAGGGCGTAAACCTTGCACCGATAAAAAACAGCAAATGACAATCTATGTTTTAACTTCTCAAATCGAAAAGTTGGGCAAAGATTTAATTCGTCAAGTATGCGAAAAAGCTATCAACGAAGCTGTTTTAAAGTAGCATATAACGTGTTGCAGCTAAACGAGGTGGCGTATTCCACCACAAAATTTAATTAAAAGAACGAAATCATGAGTACAGAAAAAACTTCAATTGAAAACGAAAACCAGCCATCTTGTTTAGGTGCTGTTAGTGGCTGGGTGGCTGTAACAGATGCCCTTCCAAAACCATTACAAACTGTATGGCTTACAAACGGTGAAGGATGGGTTTGCTTAGGATGCCTTGTTGAAAGTGATGGCGGATGGCATTGGGCAGAAAGCAATGGAGTAATTTATATTGAAAATGGCGAAATAGTGTCGGAGTGTGAAAGTGAAGATTTAGATGTCAATTATTGGCACGAACTTCCTAAGCCACCTTGCCACTAACTATTGTATATCATAACAAAATGTACAACAAATATACATAATTAATTAATTAACAATAACTTAATAAATAAATTTGCACGATAGTTTAAAAATCATTACATTTGTACATGGAAAAGAGAATACAAATAGGTTCATATATTCATACGCTTGTAAAATATGAGCCTATGCAACGATTAAAATACCCAATGCCAGCATATAGAAAAAACTACGGCTGGGCTTTGAAGAAAGTAGAAAAGATTGAAAAAAACAATGGTATATAGACAGGTTGATAATCAGATTTTGGAAACAAAAGAACTAAAAGTAAACCTATCTGAATACTCTAACAAAGAAAAATTAAACCACGAATTTTATAAATTTCATCCGAATTAAACAAACAATGAAAAAACTAATGTTATTATTTGCAGTTAGTTTGATACTTTCAGCATGCGAAAAAGAAAACAAAATGACTTTCAATATTTGCAAAGAAACTAATCAAAGGTTGGTTATTACTACCGAAAACTTTAACAACGTTTATAATTATATTGGATGTCATGAGTTTACTACCGAACGAATAGAAATTGAAGCTATTGACGCTGGAATTTTTACAATTCAGTACGATAATAAGTTTGAGATTATTGAGGCTAAAGAAGGTCAAGTAATAAGATTTTGAAATGGAAATTAAACAAGATAATAGAAACTATCGGAGGCACTCTGATAAAAATAAACGTATTATAAAAAAATCACTTGACGAATTTGGTGCAGGTCGTTCTATTCTTATTGACAATGAAGGTGAGATAATTGCAGGTAATGGAGTTATGGAGCAGTGGGGTAATAAGCCTATAAAAGTAGTTGAAACAGATGGGACGGAGTTGATAGTAGTTAAACGAACTGACTTAAATACTGATGATGAAAAACGCAAACAATTAGCTTTGATAGATAACCATGCAAGCGACACCAGATTATATTACTTGGAGGGCAAGGTTATTATATGTTTAACGGATATGATAAATTTATAGATATTGAACTTATAGCTGATTATGAAGTAAATACAGATGGCATAGAAAACTATCAAATAGATGACGTTGAAGAATTTCAATACGTGTCAATATGTTTAAAGCCTAAAAGTTTCGAAGAATTAAAAGCGTTGATTTGTTCTCATTCTGTAGAAGCTGAGGAAAAATTGATTATTGAAAACGAGGACTATGAGGAGATGAAAAAATTATTGACCAAGGCTTTTAAGGCTGGATTTAAAACTCCGGGCAAATCTTTTAGAAAATTTTTAGACATTGTAAATAATCATTTAGATGAAATGCAATGAAACGAAATAATCCTAACATATTAAACGCAATAGTCGAAAGCCTTGAAAAAGGAAATGGAAGGGTAATGACCTGTAAACAGGTTGGAATATCTTATGAAACTTTTACGGATTGGTTAGATCCAAAAAGTCCGCGTTTTAATTCTGATTTATCTGAACGAATAAAAAAAGCTGAAGGAACTGGTAAAATAAGAATTAAGGAAATATGCGAAAATGTTATAATGAAAGCGGCTACTGATAATGATAAGCCAACATGGCAAGCGGCTGCATGGATGTTAGAGCGTAAATTTCCTCAAGAATATGGTATTAAGCAAAATATAGACCATACAACTAAAGGAGAGAGTCTAAATAAAAAAATTGATTTATCAAAATTATCTGATGAAGAACTTGAAACTATGGCAGAATTACAAAAGAAAATTGAACAATAAATTATAATATGTAAGTAAAATTAGTTTTTTGCTTACAAAAATGCAGTTATGTTCGAGAGTAAAAAAACGAAATTGAAAGCAATATCAAATATCCCTTATTCTGAAATGAAAAAAGAGCTGGCACGTCGTCGGCTTATTTCATTTATCGAGTATATGAAAGAAGATTATAAAACACAATGGTTTCACAGGGATATAGCTATTCAACTTCAAAGAATATATGCAGGAGAAATAAAAAGATTAATGCTTTTTGTGCCACCACAAAACGGTAAAAGTACTTTAGCGAGTAGATATTTCCCCGCATGGGTTTTTGGTAAAAATCCAAATACAAGAATAATTCATGCAGCTTATGGGTATGATTTAGTTCAAGGATTTTCGAGGGATATACAGCGAATAATTGATACGCCTGAATACTATTCTATTTTTGAAAATACAACTTTAAACGACAACCATGTAAGAGCAAATTCAAGCAAAGGATATAAAAGAACTGTTGAAGAGTTTGAAATAGTAAATTCAACTGGTAGTTATTATTGTAGTTCCGTTGGTGGTGGAATAACTGGTAAATCATGCGACATTGCAATCATTGACGACCCGATTAAAGGTGCAGCAGACGCAAATAGTAAAACTATAAGAGATAATATTTGGAATTGGTATAATGGAGACCTATTGACACGAATCAGAAATGAGAGTAAAATAATAATTATAATGACGCGCTGGCATGTTGACGACCTTGCCGGAAGGCTTTTAAAAAAAGAACCTAATAAATGGACGGTAGTATCTTACCCAGCTATTAAGGAAAATAACGACAACAACAACGATATTAGAAATATTGGAGAACCTCTTTGGGCTAATGAACATAGTTTAGAGATGCTGTTAGATAAGCAAAAAAGCAACCCTTCTATGTTCGCGGCATTATATCAGCAAAATCCAGTTATACAAGGTGGTAATATTGTTAAATCTGAATGGTTTAAATATTGTGATTTTGAAGAGTTTAAAAAAATAAAAGGTGATAGACCTATTGATTTTTGGTTAGACACAGCCTACACTGACAAGACTAAAGCAGACCCATCAGGGATAATAGCAACATGTTTTGTTAATGGGAAAATGTATATAATTAATGCAAAAAAAGTACATTATGAATTTCCGGAACTCATTGAATTTATTAAGTTATGGGTAAAAGAAAACGGATATACAAGTGGGTCACGTATTTTCATTGAACCTAAAGCAAATGGATTAAGCGTAATTCAACATTTAAAAAAACAAACCGGGTTAAACGTATTAAAAGGTAAAGAGCCAAAAGGCGATAAAACAACTCGGTTGGAAGTTGCTGCACCTTCTATTCAAGCCGATAAAGTGGTTTTAATTAAAGATATTTGGAATGATAGTTTTATTTCCGAAATATGTTCTTTTCCTTCTGTGGCTCATGATGAATATGTAGATGTAATAGGTTATGCTATTGATTATTACTACAATAAACAAACCCCTGCAATAATTTGGTAAAATGTTGTACTTTTGTAAAAAAATTATATGAGAACACCTGAAGAAGTTATTCAACTAATCAAAGATAACAAAACAGCCCCTTCATGTATTATCGAGGCTAGAGCGTATGCAAAAGAATTAAAAGCCCTTGTAAATGGTAAAGACTTTGTTGAACTGCTTCTTAAAATTGACCATATAGAAAGTAAAGAAAGAGCCGAGGCAAGAAAAAAACACGCCCATTCCATTAAAGACTTAAACGAAAGGTTATTTAGGCATATTGATAACGTTTATAGTGCTACAGGTGGAAGTAAAGAATATAAAGTACCTGAAAGTTATGTAGATGATGTTTTAAAAACTATCTCAAACTTTTCGGGTAATCAAAGTGTAGAGCTTTGGTTACAAAACAATTGGGCAAAAAATATATACCATACAGATCCAGCCGGAGTTATTATGTTAGAGTGGAAAGACGAAAGTGTTTTTCCATCTTACAAATCAATTTTTAACATTAGAAACTATAAAGCAAAAGGACAGAATGTTGAATGGATATTATTTGAGCCAAAAGAATACACAGCAAAAGAGATAAAAGATAAATACAATCTTGACTATACTTTTGACGGCAAAAAATCAATTTGGCGGTATGTTGATGAGGCTATAGATATGTTGTTATTTCAGGATAATTCTGTTATTACTCAAATTGAAGAAGCTACATTTAACAATCCTTTCGGACAATGCCCTGCAATAATAGCCAGTGAACAAATAGACCCAGACACAAAAAAACGCCTTAGCCCTATTGATGGAATTATTGAGCTTGAAAAAGAGTATCTACGTGACCAGTCAATAAAACTTATATATAAAATTCAACACGGAATCCCACAGTTTTGGAGAGTTGCAACAATTTGTAATAATTGCAATGGTACAGGAAAGCATGAAAATGCAGACTGTCCAATATGTAAAGGCAAGGGGGTAAATCCACGTAAGGATGTAACAGATGAAATAATAATACCACTCAATTCAGATGGTTCAATCCCTTCAATTAGTAAGGCTTTAGGCTGGGAAGCTCCACCGCTTGATGTTTGGGAACAATACAATAAAGAAGAAAAACTTTTACAAGACAAAATAAATAAAACTCATTGGGGATCTATATTTGTTGAAGGAAACAACGAAACCGCTACAGGTAAATTCATTGACACTCAACCTGTAATTAATAGGTTGAATTGTTATGCTAATATAGCTGAATGGATTGAATGGCAATTATCTGAATGGATTGTCAATTTTAAGATTCCAACTAAAAATGTAGAAGAGCACGTATGTCATATTTCTTATGGTCGTAGATATATCATTGAAACACCTGATGAAATACTAAAACGATATGAAGAAAGTAAATTACAAAAAAGCCCTGTTACAATCTTAGACAAGCTCCTAACTGAATATTTGACGGCAAAATATAAAAACGATGTTGAGATGTTAGGAGAAATGCTATTGAAAAAAAGTATTGAGCCTTACCCTCACTATGATGTTGAGTTAGTGCAAAAAATATTTGGCAATCGTGAAGCTAAAAAGAAAATGTTGTTTGATTATTGGTGGGGTAAATCTACAATTAAAACAGAGGACGCTTTTGAAAAATGGTTTGAATCAGAATATCCAGAAAAGGGAATTGAAAATAAAGAACCTGAACCGGCAGTACCGGCAATTAATATATAAAATATGGAAATAGTAATTGCAACGCTCTATAAATTAGGGCAACGAAATGGAAAATTTACGAAAGACTTTAAAGAAGTTGACCGTAAAAATGCTAAAGTCCCACGTGACTATGCCGAAAACGTAAGCGAAAATTGGCAAAACTCAGGATTGATTTATGAAATTGACGAGAAAGCAACAAAAGAATTTGCAGCGAAACTTGTTGAAAAGGAAGAAAAAAGAAATCAACTTAAAGAATTGAAACAAGCTACAAGCGCGACTGTTCTTTCGCAAGCATTGGAACAAGTGGTTGAAAATACAGCAAAAAGAGGCCGTAAACCTAAAACAGAATAGACATGGAAGTAGTAAAATTAAATGTTGGCGGGGTAAATATCGAAGTGCCAAAAGAATCAATTTCTCAAGGATTGGAGAAAGGAGAGATAATTATAGAAACTACTGATTTGGTTATTAAACCAAAAACAGAATTTGAAACATACCTTTCAAATCTCAAGAAAGAAGAGTATAACAATGGAAAGGTTGCCGGGTCCGAAATGACAATAAAAGAAGCTCGCGAAAAATATGGGTTATCTTTTGAAGGTAAAACAATTGACAACTTTGCAGAAGCTTTAAAAGCTAAAGTAATAGCAGACGCAAAGATTGAGCCTACTCAAAAAATTAAAGAACTTGAAAATGATAAAGAAAAACTTCAAGCTATAGCTAAAGAATGGGAAACAAAGCATAACGACCTTCTATCTACTTTTGAAAATGAAAAAAAACAAGGTAGAATCGAAAGAGAATTATTAAGCAAATTGCCTAAAGATGGGTTAGCAATACCAAGTGAAGATTTACTTTTGATTCTTAAAACTAAAAACGAATTTGACGTTGACGGCAATTCGATTGTTGTTAAAAAGGGTGGAGAGGTTTTAAAAAATCAAAATACCTTAAATCCTATTACGCTTGATGAATACTTACCCGAAATAATCAAACCTTACATCATTAAACGTAATGGAGGAAATGGAGAAGAAAGTGGCGGAAGCGCAAAAGCTGGCACTATTGAAGCATTTATAAAAGAAATGTCAGCTAACAACATAACTCAAGGAAGTCAAGCATTTAATGCAGAAATGCAAAAACGAATTAAAGACGGAACTTTGAAAGTATAAAATATTGCCCCTTAATTGGGGCTTTGTTTTATTTTTATATATATCTTTGTAAATGTTTTCAGGGGAATTTCTGAACAGTCATAAAATACTCCTCAAATAGCCGTAGGGAATTATGGCAAGGAAAAGAGGTCTAAATAATTAGATTTTTTATTCATTTAACATAATTTCACAAATGGCAAATTATTCATCTTCTAATTTGGTGGCCGCTCAAGCTAAACTGCTTGGAGCTTTCCAGTCTGGGGAATTGCGGTTTCGCACTCCTGCCACGTTTTTAGAGTTTCTAAAAAGCGGACAAATAATGTTTCCTAACTTTGACCAACTAAGAACACGCGAAGACAGAACAGTAAATACTTACTACAACAAAAGGACTTCACGCGCTTTAGGTTCTGCACGCTCTCATGATCACACAGGCTCAAGGGGTGACAGTGCTGGAATTGCACTTTCATGGACAACTTATACAGATGTTTTCTCAAAGTCTCTAAAACAATCAGACAACAACTTGTATTCAGCTCAGGAAATGTACAATAACGAAATTATGAACGTTATTGCCAATTTTGCTGAATCATTTGAAAGTGCTGCTGCTACTTATTTGAGCGCAAACAAATCAGGGGTAAACGCTGCAACGTCTTCTGATGAAGGTGCTTTTGATGCTGACACTGATGTTTTTGAAATTGCAACAGCAAATGAAAAAAGAGGTATTCAGATTCTTCAAACAGTAATGGATATTAACAAATATTCAGGCATGAAGACTGTTTTCTGTGACTCAATTGCTTGGAACAAAGTAAATTTCTACGCAAATCAAGGTCAAGCAAACAGCGAAAACCTTCAATTCCAGTTTGCAGGTGTTAATTTTGTTCACACACCAGCTTTGACAGCTTTGGGAGTTGCACTTGGATATTCAAAAGGATATATGATTGCAGCACAATCAGGTACTTTTGCAGTATTACCTTGGATTCCAAAGCAAAACCGTGATGGTATTGTAACCTCAGTTAATATGTACGGTTCGCTTTTAAATCCTGTTGACGGGTTAACTTACGCTATCCACGAATACGAAACAAGGGCAGACGGCAGTTCTGTTAATGGATACACACAAGATGTAACCACAGAGACTCAGGTTTCTTTGGATTTAGCTTGGACAAAAGCTCCACTTAGTGCAGCCGGGGAAACTCCATTTTTAGCATTTGGTTTTGTCGAATCAATAGTAACGCCATAACATGAGGAAATTTATTATTATGTTGGCTTTGATAGCTGTAGCAGCTATGGCCAGCGCTCAGGATAGGTCAAAACATTTTGAATTGGGTCGTAATGACATCTTTTTCAATTATACTGGTACTGTTGCCGATTCTATTGGTGTAACTCAAGACACAGTTGAGTATAAGTGGTTTATTAACAAAGAGTATGATTTGTTTTATGATGTTCAGGTTAAAGTAAAAGAGATTCGCGGACGTGGATTGAATACTATTTCGCTTCAAGGTCGCAAGTTTTCAAATGATGCTTGGACAAATATCACTTCAATTACTTATTACGGAGGTGGTTCCGATACAACGGTGAATTTCACTCAACACACTAATGCTGTAGCTTATAACCATTTGCGTATTTATATCACAAAAGCAAATAATTTAGGGGCTACACAAGTAGTTTATATTTCAGGAGCTGTAAAACATAATTAATGTTTGACAAAACTAAAATACAAAGTGCATTGACAGGGTTAGTTGGATTTAAAAATCCTGCTAACCCTCTATATGCATTAGTTTCTGAAACAAATCAAACAAGTCGCTCAGGTCGTTTTGTTACTGACAATCCTTTTTGCAAGATTGAATCAATAGTTGATAATTCTGATTACTCAGAACAATCACCAACTCAATTTAACGCTCAGTTGGTAGATATTATGAATGCTTCTATTACTTCGGTAATGGATAATGTTTTTTCAGAATCTGATTTCATTGATCGACAGCTTTTGTATGAAAACTATAATAACAAAGTAAATCTTGAAACATTACCTTCCGGTTTTGTTGGCTATGAAATTAAAAAAAGTAGCCGCAAAAATGTAGGATTCAAGATTAATAGAGTTATTTGTGAATTTAGCGGAACTGGTTCTTTGAAAATTTTGTTATTTAATACTGCAAAAAGCACTCCTATCCAAACTAAGACAGTTTCAATAACTGGCAATTACCAAGAAGTTACATTAAACTGGACATTAGACAATACAAGTCAATATGCTGGTAAATGGTACATTGGTTATATTGCCGGGAGTTTAACGCCTTATGCCAGAGATTACGATTTAGCAAATTTAAAAAGCGAAATTAAAGAACTGTGCATTACTCCCATCTATGTAAATGGAGTTAGTACAGAGGTTTTGTTTGACCAGAATTTTCAACAATCATCTTCTAATTGCTGGGGGTTAAACTTAGATATTTCAGTTTTTTGCGATTATACGGATTTGGTTATTAATAACGAAATTCTGTTTGCTTATGCTATCCAGTTAAGCGCACAGATTAAAGTCATTGAAATTATTAGAGCTTCAATAAGAAGCAACATTAATGAACGGCTTAGTCGTGAATCGCTTATTGAAATTGAAGGTATTGAAGTAGAAAACGGAGTTAGCAAAGTAGGGTTAAAAAATCTTTTAGCAGGCGAAATAAAATCAATTGCAAAAGAGATAAAAAAACTGCAAGAAGGTTTTGGGTTAAAAAGTGGATTACGTTTAAATACGTTTTAATGTTGTACTGCAAAGAAAATCTGATAGGGTTAGACAAGTCAATATACTATGTTCAGAAATCTTTAGATGAAAATCTAAGGTGGCAAAACATAGATATATATGGCAAGTGTGAACTAACAGAGCGTTCAGGCGGTAAGGTTCTTGAGTACTACAAAGGGAAAAACGAATATATACAGCCATTTTTTAACGACAAACTAAACGCTACTATCGGTTTTGAGTTTGTAAGTTTTGAGCATGAAAATGTAATGAAGGCAAATGTAAACCTTATTTGCACCTGCAACCTTAACAAATTGTATTCAAATAACGACCGCGAAGACCAAAAAGCAATAATGCAAGTAAGGTCTGTTTTGAGAAAGTCAAAATACACAAAAGACATTACATCAGTTAAAGTTGGTATTGATGAAGTTTTCAGGAACTACGATAAAACAAAATTTTTATACAGAGATATGAACCCGTTCTTTGTATTTTCCATAGGGTTAAGTTTGAACGTTTTTGAAAAATGTAATTATTAAATAAGATGAGTTACGAAATAACATGCGGGGTTGACTCCGCAAATACGGGACACTTGAAAGCGTGTGAAAATACGCTGGTTGCCCCTACCAAATTGATTTTAGTGCCAAAAGGTTTTTCTTTTGCTACTCAGACACTTGCCGAAACTTTGGCGAGCTGGGCAACGGCTATTAAGTCAGACACAGCAAGGATATTTCCTTTGCCAGAAGTTGACGTGTTGACAGTTGAAGACCAAGAAAACAAAGTAGCTGATAGAGTTTTTAAAGGTACTAAGTTTGTTAGCGGCGGCAAACGTGGCTTTACAATGATGCTCGATGTCAACAAATACGTAAGTAAGCAATTGTACAAGCTTTCTGGCCGCGCTTTTGATTGCTTCATTGTCGATGCAAATGAAAACATCCACGGTATCTCAACTGATGGGATTAAGTTTGAAGGTATTGGTATGTTGTCGTTCCAAGTATTGCCACAGCCAACCCCGGACGGAACAGATTTCATGATGACACCCGTCAAAGTTGTTCTGTCCGACCCTGATAAATGGATGCGTTATGGTGTTTTCATCAATCCTACATGGTCACCTATTAATGATCTTGACGGAGTTTACAATGTAGTATTGACAGTGACAAGTAATTGGAGTGCAACAGGCGGAAATGTAAGAGTTACTTATGAAGGCTCAGGACTGCCTGTTACCGGGTTAGTTGGTGCAGATTTTACAATCCCTGGCAAGTCTATTACAAGCGCAACACCTTCCGGTGATGGTGGCGATTATGCAATTGTATCGAGCGGGTTGAGTACATCTACTATTAACTTGGTCGCATGTGCAAGTATTAGCTTGACAGACATAGCAATTGAGTCAACAAGTGCAGAAGCGTTTACAGTATCATAATGAATTACGAAACTACATACACGGAAGCCGCAAAGAAACTATCTTTTCATAAGTTTAAAGAACAGCATGAATGGGTAGAACGGTTTAAATGTTTATCTGATGAAGACTGGGAAGCCGAATATTTTAAAGCTACTGGTAAGACAATAAAAAAGGGGGAGAAATAGCCCCCTTTCTTTTATGACATTAGAAGAATTAAATAATAAAATCCAAGCTTTTGACATTGTTTCTGAAATTGATAAAACTATCAAAGATGAACAAAGTGTTATTGTTGACACTATTACTCAAGAACAATTATATGAAAAAGGAATTGACGGAGCTGGGCAAAGTTTAGGCGATTACGCGCCACGAACAAAAGTAATAAAACAAGCAAAAGGACAAAAAACAGATAACATTACTTTAAAAGATACAGGCGACTTTTACGCTGGATTTGAAGTCAGGGGACAAAATGGAGCGTATGAAATAACTTCAAATGATTGGAAAACATCGAAACTTGAAAACGCCTTTGGAAGCAAAATTTTTGAACTTACTGAACAAAATAAAAATGAAATTATTCAAAAAGATATTATCCCGGCTATTACCGAAAAAATTAAAAGGGCAATTAGTTGATTATTATACGTCAATTGATACTTTACCAATTTGGAACTTTGATAAATACTTGCAAACAAGCGATGCACGGTATTTGTTGAGGCTATCAAATTATGACAATCTACCAAATATTGAAGTGTCTGCAAATGTGGTTATGGAAGTAATGCAGTCATACGCCGAAGGTAGTACAAGTACACAAAAATATATAAACGGCCTTGCTAACATTATTAAACTAAGGCATGATTTTACAAGCATTTCAAACGCCGTTCTTTGTTTACACTACATAGATAATGAAGAGTTGACAAAAATTGTCAAATCTAAATATAGATTTGATGAAACAAATAAAGCCGAAAGCCTTAAAAATATAAGCCGTCAACTCCAAGGACTAAAAACTAAAATCGAAATAAAACAAAAAGAATTTGAAGCAAAGTTTAACAAGGGGGAATCAAAAAGCCTGAATCTGTATAAAAATATTGCAATACTCAATAAATACTATGGTTGTATTTTTGACCCTCGGACTATTACAGTTAGATACTATTTAGAAATGCTCAAAGAAATTAAACATGGCAGGTAAACTGGAAATAGATGGATTGAAAGAATTAATTGCACTGTGGAAACAATTTCAAACTGAAGCGGCCAATTCTATTACTTCATTAAAAAATGTAATTGTAGCAACTGAAGCTTTTAGTGATAAAGATATTAAAGCGGCTAAAACATTAAAAGAGCTTTCAGATGCAATGGAAAAGCAAAAGCAATATGAAATAGAAACTGAAAAGAAAAGAAAGCAACTTGAAAAAACTACTGCTGAATTAGAAATAATTCAACAAAAACTAATAAAAGCGACTAATGAAGCAGTAATATCAAGTAATAAATTAGAAAAACAAACTCAAGATACAACTAAAGCAACCAATAATTCTATTAAAGAACTTCGCGAAGGCACTAAGGCTCTTATTGAGATGAAAGTAAGAGGCGAAGAAAATACAGAAGCGTATAAACAGTTAGCTAAACAACTTGGAAAGCTTAAAGATGATATTGGTGATGCAAGAGCAGAAGTAAAATACTTTGCTTCTGATACCCGTGTAATAGACTCTGTAATAGAAGGGTTTAAAGCAGCCGGGGCGGCCGTTCAGATTGTTGAAGGCTCAATGCAGGCTTTAGGAGTTGAAAACAAAAGTGCAGAAGAAGCTATTAAAAAACTGGTAGCTATTCAGAGTGTAATGAATGGTTTGCAAGAAATTCAAAATGCTCTTCAAAAGGAATCTGCTTTAAGAATGGGGTTAAATGCTTTAGCAACAAAAGCAAGTTCGGCAGCTCAAAGTTTATATACGGCTGTAGTCGGTAAAAGTACTGGGGCTTTAAAAGCTTTCAAAATCGCTTTAGCTACAACAGGAATAGGATTAATTGTTGTAGCTATTGGCGCGCTTGTAGCAAATTGGGATAAATTAACAGGCAGTATTAAGGATAATACAGAAGCTTTAACAGCTAATACAGAAGCTAATAATAAGATTTTAGACATTGAAAAAGAAAGACAAGCTAATAAAGATAAAGGATTTGAAAGGCAGTTTAAAAACGATGAACTTCAAATTGAAAATCAAAAGCTATTAGGAGCTACAGAGCTTGAAGTCGCTAAAATGGAAGAAGCTTTAGCTAATAAAAAACTGAAAAAAGCTCAAGAACTTGCAGAGCTTAATAAAAATGAGATACAAAATATTGAACAATATAGAAGCTCTGTTGATAGCGCATTGTCTGTATTGCAATCTCTTTATTCTAAAGTGCAAGATAAAGCAGTTGAAGGTCAGGTAAAATATTGGCAAGCTGAATTAGAAAATAGAAAAAAGAGGCTTGAAAATGCTGAAAATATAGCTGATAGAGAAATAATATTAGCTCAAGAAGCAACTGAAAAAACAATAAATGTAAGAAAGTTAGAAGCCGAAGTGCGTAAACAAATAAATGAAAAAGTAAATGCTGAAATACTTTTACAAAATCAAGATTTTGCAAAATTCACTCAAGCAAATATTGATGAAATGCTTGCTAAAAAAAATGAACAAAATATTACAGAGGTCGAAACGGCTCAAGAAAAATATGACAGATTAAGAGCGATAGCAGATAAAGCCAGAGATATTGATTACCAAAGAATAGACGAAGAATATGCAACTAAGCTCGAAAAGTGGACAGGCGACCTTGACGAACGTCAAGCCATTGAGGACGAGTACAACAATGCAAATCTTACGGCCAATGAAATGTATCAAAAACAATTATCAGATATAGCATACGAAACTGGCCTTGGAATGGACGAAGCTGATGCAATGTTTACGCAAAATAAATTAGACCGGGCAAAAAGAGCGAATGACATACTTGCTGGTATGTCTAAACAATTAGTTGATTTGGAAAAAACTAATTCGAGTTTAAAAATTGCATTGGTTAATCAAGCTTTTGAAACTGCAAGGGAATTGGCGGGAAAACAATCTGTAATAGGCAAAATCTTATTAGCAGCTCAGAAAGCTTTGGCTGTTGCTGAAGTATGGATAAAAACTTTTGCTGCAAATGCTATTATTGCAGCTGAAGCAGCCGCCGCTGCAATACCAACCGCTGGGGCTTCAATAGTTATTGGATCTTCTTTAATAGCAGCAAATAAAACAAACGCTATTTTGCAAACTGCTTTGATTGCGGCAGCTTCTATTCCTGAATTTGCTTTTGCAAAAGGCACAAAAGACTCCCCCGGAGGTTTAGCATGGGTAGGAGAAAAAGGAACTGAAATAATAAAAACCCCGGATGGTGGAATGTACTTAACCCCTGACCACGCCACTAAAGCATTTTTGCCAGAGCATTCTGAAGTTATTCCTAATCACTTGGTTAAAAACGAACTTGCTGAAATGGGTGTGAAAAGTTCGCAAGTCAAAGAAAATAAAGTTTGGACTGAAATTTTAGAGGCAATAAAAACAAAAAAAGAAACTTCTATCAATATGGATGCAAATGGGTTTTCAGTTCATTTGGCAAACAGAGGAAACGTTACTAAGTTCATAAATGACCGATATAGATGCTAAGATATACACTTACATACGAAGGGAAAGAAGACCTTATTTTAACGCGTTCAGATTTGCCAGTCAATGCTGACCAATTCAAATACACGTTAACGAGGTCAAATACTTATTACTCAGTGTTGAGGTCGTTTACGATTTCTGACAAGTTTTGGGGGCGCGGGAAAATATGGATTGACGAAGTATTTGCTTTGACTGGTTGGGCTTCTGAAATTGGTGTTAAAGTTGAAATGTACGATGGTGTATTGATGCAATGGCTGCCAATAATTGAAAACGGAATAGTCAATCTAAGCAAAATAAGGCAAAGCGAACTATATACAGAGGTTAATTTTGAAGATGGAAGTTTTGAGCAAAAAGTAATGAACTATAATGATACAGAAATCAACTATTATGCAACTGAGGACATAGAAGGAAATCCAATAGCTACAAGCGAAGTAAATACAGTATTATTAGTATTGCGTGGTTTGGTTAATGGAGTTGTTCAGACTTTTGAGAAACAAGCAGTCAAACCTTTCAATGCATTTCAAAGAGTTTTACAGGCTATTACAGGTAAGCCAGACCCTTTATTTTCAACAGAACTTAAAACAGGTTTATTTTCAACCGTTTTGCTTGCCAATGGTCGAATGATAAGAGGCATTGAAAACACTTCTATAAGTTTTTCGCTTAAAGACTTGTTTACATCTTTTAATTCGTTTGGTTGCTTAGGGATGGGATTTGAAAGTATCGAAGGTCAAAAGCAAGTTATCATTGAAGGACGTTCATATTTTTTTAACCAGACTGTTATCGCCACAATAGACCAGTTGAATGACTTAGAATATGAGATAGCAGACGAGTTAATGTACAATCAAATAAATGTAGGGTACTCAAAAACTGCAAAAAGTGAATCAGAAAACGGGCTATCCGATTTCAACAGAAAAATAAATTATACAAGCCCGGCAAAACAATTCACAAAAAAAATAGATATTATTTCTTCATACTCGGCAAGTGGTACAGATATAGAATCATTGCGCGTTAAAGGGTTTTCCGGTGATTCGGACGACCGGGACGACAGTATTTTTCTTGTTGATACTTTTATCGACCCAGATACGGGAAATTATACAAGTCGTCAAACAGAAGGATTTTTAGAGCTTGACGGAGTTTATGAAAACTACGAACTAAAAACAAATGCACGGTTAAGCCCTGCCAGAATGCTATATCAATGGGGTTCGTGGCTTTCAGTTTGTTTAAAATATTTCAAAGAAAAAAAGTTAAAATATAATTCACAAAGTTTACTTAGCCAACTTAGAACGAGATTTGGAGTTGAGGAATATACTATACTTGACGGCTCTGATATCGCTATAAGCGAACTTGCACAACCGTATCTTTCAGGCCGTGTAATTAAGTTCAATTGCACGTTTGATGCATCTACAATGTCAAGTATAATAAGCAATCCAAATGGTATTATAAAATACTATGATTACATAAAAAAAGATTATAACTTTGCATACATCAAAGAGCTGTCAATGACGGCGGTTGATAAAAAACATAATGTCGAGCTGTGGGAGGCTACAACGATTGACGAAACAGAAATATCAGGCGTGATATTGTGTGAAGACGGCGGCAATATGTTACAAGAGTCTGGATTTAACATTTTACTTGAAGAAAATATGGCACAAACACCAACTAAAATAAGTCAATTTGATATTCTATCCTCTTTTGCAGATACAGCCTATTTTCCTTTTGTTCAGGATGGAAAAAATTACCAAATATCAGGTGCAAACATTAAAAATACTATAATTAATGCAGTTGATGGAGCTGTTTTTGTTACTATTGCAGCCGGAGAGACAAAGAAAATAAACTTAGGAGCTTATTCAGATAATAAAGCATATCAAATAAACTATTATAGTTCTAGAGGTTCAAGTCGTATGCGTTCTGGAATGGTTGGCATAATGGCATATTCAGATAGTGGTGCTAATTTAATCGAGCCGGGATACACTACAAGCCCAGAGGATGATAACGGCGGGTACTTACTTACTTCTGATGTTTCGAGCGGACAAGTAAGATTAATAGTAACTGCTGATAGTTCTGATAGCGATAATACTGGTTTTTATTACGTTGCAAAAAAAGTATGATATTTACAATCCCACGGTCTAATTGTTTAAGGTTTGTTGATAAATCTCAAGTATCAGCACCATTTAATCACGATAACAGGTTACTTCAAGACCAAGGGCGCGTTTATGATAATAGCCATGTTTTTGTGCAAAAATTCAACATCGGAGATGATATTCTTATACAGTTAGTTTCCGACTATTCAACAATTTCAATAGAACTTTATGACTGTTACAATTCATTAGTTGACACTTTTACGCCTTCATGTATATTTGATATGACATCAACTATTAAAGTTTATCAAAGTACAATATCTACAAGCCTTTTAGGAGGAATTTATTATTTCAAAATTACCGCAACGGCTACAGGGTGGAACACGCAAGAATTTCAGTCAGATTACATAAGTGTCGATAATTATTCTGATTATCCACTTATCCAATGGAGAGACAGCGATTATGATGGGCTTTATTACGGAACTGCTAATATTATTTTTGGGTTCAGAATCGAAGCCGACATAATGAAACCTATATATGTCAGCGAAAATGAATCTTTTGAAAGTTTTAATTCGGTAATCGTAAATGTCCAATCTAAGGTCAAACGACAAATTGACTTTCAAACAGATGAACTCCCAGCCTACATCTGGGAAAAACTTGCGTTAGCGCTATCTCATAAAACTTTAAAAATTAATGGTATTAGTTATGTTGCTGTAGGAGGAATAGAAGCTGAAGAAATAGATGCTTTAAGATTTAAAGTAAAAGCAACATTACAGCAATCAGAATACGAAACATACGAAACATTTGAAGAAACAGGTGGCGGCGTGCCTCCAACTCAGGACGGTACAATTTACAGCCCCGATGGAGTAAAAGCGTACAGCCCCGACGGAGTAAAAATATATAAACCTTGGTAAAATGGCAGAATACGAATTACAGCGAATAAATGGGTTAGAAACAATGACTATACCTGAACAGGGATGGTATATTCCTGTTTCAAAATTTGGTCAAGTTGATAAAAAACTTGCATTGAATAAACTAACAAAGAGTACATATTTCGATGAAACAAATATAGGTCCTTGGAATATGGCTGCTTCAGCAACAAAAGAAGTTACATTGTCAGACCCTTCTTCAATAGCTTATATTGATAAAGTCATAATATTTGACGATAATGGGATTGAATATGGTGACCATTATCTATATTGCGACCAATTTTCCACTAGCATAAGAGAAATTGCAAAAATATATATGGGTAATAACACAGGTTCTGAGCAAGTAGGATTAGGATATTTACCTCAACTTGTTACATTTGGAGCAATGACTCAAAATAATTGGCCTTACGCGCCTTCATATGTTAGGTATGCTGGTGCAGAATTTGCATTATCAAACAATGGATATTCTGACCAGTATAAAATTTTTTTTACCCCGGCGCAATTAGCAGCGTGGGGCGGTACAATTAATGCAGACAACTGTTTTGGGGTTTTACAAACAAATACTACTAAAACTATTTTTGCTTTAAATGTTTATGAAAATGAAATTCATATAAAAACAGATACTTCAGATCCATTTAAATTTTATATTTTCAGGCAAAATTCGAGTTCTATATCTTCTTCGGCACACGTTCATACTGTAGGTCCTATTCTTGCAGGTATGGCTTATAGAGTTGCATCAGTAGGGTATCAGTTCAATCATACTACAGGGGTTATAACATTAATGCATAATGCTCGTGCTGATTCTCAATCTTTAGTTGGAAATTCACCGGGAACTGGTGTATTGTCTAGATATGTAGGTTCGGGTGTTCGTGGTAAAATAATCTTTAAACGATATTTTGTATAATGAAAAAATTAACACTTTTATTATTATTTATTGGAGCTATTTGTCAGGCTCAAACACGTGTTTCTACACTTAAAGTTGATAAGTGGGCAAAAGTTACGGATAGTGTTCAATCGAAACTATATAGGCAGGGTGGTGATACATTAGCCACAAAAGCTTATGTAAGGGAAAGGAGTTTTGATACCACAACACGCACAAAAGTCCTAACCCGCAAAGCAACTGATAGCCTTATTAACTACGCTTTAACTGGAACAGTTGACACTAAAGGCGACTGGGATGCAAGCGGAAATACGCTACCTTCAACAAATGTTAAAACTGGTGATAAATGGACAATAAGCGTAAA